GCCTATCTCTACACGTGAGTGGACAATGCCAGGCACCAACAACTGGTCGTCCACGCTCTCGTAAATAAGCGCAAAGCCGTTGGTGTCAAGGCTGAACTCATCGGTGGAATCAGAGCCTGACAGCGTGCTGATGATTCGCACCGTGTACTGGTCGTCGTTTACGCTGCGGCCATATCCTGTGGCGATAATGTAGCTCATGAGTAGCGGTTGCGGTTAATGGTGTTGCGTGCGTTACTTAAGAAGATGTCATCGCCTTTGATGCGTCCAACAACCTCGACCACATTGCCTCCCATCATATCCTTCAATTTAGACAATGGTGCGATGACTTCGGGATCTATTCGTGCGCCTATGTTATCACCGACCATTGCAGTAGTTGGACCATACGCCAAGCCACCTTGTGCTAAGGCTGGAATCTGTACGCTGTTGATGAGTCCCATGCCTGCACCAATAAGGCCAGCCATAAGAAGCGGGAAGGCTGGACCTGCCTTTGCTGAACCTGTTGCAGCATTCTCGACAACTTTGGCCTTCGCAGCTGCGAGGTATGCCAACACGACTTGCTTGGCAACTAGCAAGGCAGCTGCACCAAATGACATAGAGTCCTGCACAGCTTGTTGCACGCCACTAGAAAAGGCGTCAAGCATTGTCTTCATGCTGTCGCTCATTTTCTCTACGTTGTCGGTGACATTTGCGCTGACGTCAACTGTGACGGCTTCAAGTTTTTTGAATAGGTCTGTGACTGTTTGAGTAGCTGGCGCCAAGGACTCTTCAACTGCTGCACCAGCTCCACTAAAGAGAGAGCTAAAGCGCTCCATGATTTCGGCACGTGTGGGCAAGGCGTCCTCACCAAGCAAGTCAATCTCTTCCGCATAGATTGCTTCATTGACTGCATTGATTAAGTCGGAGCCTATCTCTGCGCCTGTCGTCACCACGTCCACGGCCACATCTTTGAGGCCTGTTGTAATGGTGTCAAACGCTCCGCTAAAGTCGCCAGAAATGAGCTGCGACAATGACTTAGTCAGCGTGCTAATAATGTCCAGCGCTGCACGAAATGCTGTGGCAATTGCTTTGCCTAGATTCGTGAATGCAGTTTGGACAAAGGCAACCACAATGCGAATAGGCACAATCTTGTTGTACAGCATGATCATGAGGTTGGCCACCTGGGTAATGATGGGCCGCACGTCATCGTAGAAGTAGACAAAGGCAGCAACTAGCGCACCAATGGCCAACACGCTTGCGCTGATAGGTGACGTCAACAACGTCAAGCCTTGCACAATCTGTGGCAAGATGACAAGCAACGGTCCAAACGATGCAGCCACACCAGCAATGGCGATGCCTATTTGTTTGGTGCTGTCGTCTAGCTCTGTAAACTTCTGCGCTAGGTTAGTGAAGGCATCAAGTGCTTTGCCTGCAAATGGCAAGAGCTGCTCACCCAATGAAGCGGCTGCAAGCTTGGCGTTGTCTAGGGCCGTGCTGAACTTGCCACTTACAGTGTTGCTCAAGCGCAGCATGGCGCCAGCGGCAAAACCTCCCTCCTCGCTGAATCCTTTAAGGACATCGTTAAACTGCTCGACACTAACAGCGCCCGCACCTAGCTTATCGGCTGGCAATCCTGTTGCCTCTGCTAGTGCTGCAAAGATTGGAATGCCACGCTCGGCCAATTGGTTTAGGCTCTCTAGCTCTACCTTGCCTTTGGCGTTGACCTTTGCAAAGATGGCAGCAATGTCGTCAATGCCCGCGCCACTAGTGGCAGCGATGTCACCAAGAAACTGCAACTGTTCGTTGACTTGCGACACGTCTGTGCCGCTTGCAATGAGCTGACGTGCTGACTTGGCTACTGCATCAATCTGGAACGGCGTCTTTGCAGTGAAGTTGTTCAGCTGCTGCATCATTTTTGCAGCCTGTTCCGTGCCTCCTGTCAAGCTTACAAACGATGTTTCTAACGTCTGCAAATCTGCTGCACTCTTCAAGGCAGCTGCACCCACGCCAATGATTGGCAAGGTCACGCTGCGCGTCATGTCCTGACCAAGCTTTGTGATGTTGCTGGTCATGGAGCGCATGTTGCGCTGCACCCTTCCGAGGCTCTTATTTAGATCGCGCGTATCCGCACCAATCCTAACTACGAGATCACCTAGTTTTGCCATCTTCTTCTGTTGCTAGTGCCATGAGCTGCGACCAGCCCTGACCTGAATTCTTTTTATTTGATTCCTCCCACGGGAAGGTTGCAAGGTCTTTGGGTTTGATGCTTGCTCCCTTCTTGGTATGTACGTTCAGCAACAACGCGGTTTGCCATCGGACGCGCTCCCAATTGGAACGGTCAAACTGTTCCTGGGATTTGCATCGACCACGCACCGCGTTGCCAAACTCACGAAATGTGAAGTCATAGAGGGAGCCAGGCGTAAGGCCCAAAAGCCCTAGGCCCAACTCCTCTATTTCGTCCCATTCAAGTGGATCTCCTGACTTGTCTTTGTCGTTTTTTTTTCTGGCGACATTGACTCTTCGATGACCTTCATCACCGCTGGCAAATCAGTCACATCCACAAGCCCTAGAAAATCGTCAATTTCCATTTTGAATTCCATGCCTTGCTTGCGACATCCCTCCTGTACAAAATAGAACAGAAGTTCAGGCATAAGGGTCACGTCTTCGCTGTCAAGTGTTGCCACCTTGTTGCCTGTGGCGCGTTCAAATGCTCTCCAGGCGCGCATGTTGGCCTTGACGGGAAAGGTCTGGTTGTCTAGGGTGATTGTCATGGATTAGCTATGTGCTTGGAAGGTGATGGCGCTGACGCACTCGAGGGTGCAAGTGTAAGAAGCATTGTCTTCTGTTCCTGCGCTCAACTCCAGAGAGGTGATGTAGGCTTCAAAGATAATCTCTTGGTCACCAACAATCTCTTCATCTGTACTCCAATCAATGGCAGCGACCTTGACATCTTGCTTGTTACCAGCCAAGAAATCAACCATCAACTCATTGTATCCATTCGTTGCATCTTGTGCATAGAAGGCAGTGAAGTTGACGGACAAAGATTTCAAGCCTGGAAGCAACGCGCGGTATCCGCCATTGTTCTTGCTTGTGGTGTCGCGTGTTTCTGTTGACACGCTGACGCTCAAATCTGTTACATGGTCTGCAATTACGACGGGAGTTCCGTCGGTCTCAAACATGACCGTGTAAGTTGAGCCATTGAAAATTCCTGTAGAGGGCATTTTATTCGTTGTTAGGGTTGTTTTTAATTCTATCTGCAATCAGCATGTTGATCAGCACGTCCAAGTACCCAAACACTTTGTTGTCGGATTCTGTTGGCGTGATGTTGACCACAAGCTTAATAAAGGCGAGCAGTCCTAGGACCAACTCACCAAGGTTGTCTGTAAACCAGTCTGGTGTAATCATCTTATCGTGTTATTCTTACTGTGTAATCCTGGACGCTCACATACAAGCTGCGCTCTGCGCTAACCTCTGTGACTTCGTTGGTGTACTGAATGCTCTGCACTGTGACAGCGCCACCAGACACACTCACGGTCTTGCTCTTTCGGTCTAATGCAGCACGTACCTTGTCTGCCAAGTCGTTTGCTGCGGAATATGTAGAGGCCACGCTGAACAACTCCACTTGCGCCTCATCAATTGGTGTGCCGTCTTTTGCATCTGATGGGCTGTTGCTCACTACAGAATACACGATATAAGGCGCATCAGCTCCCTCAACTGCAAGCTCTGGATATATGCGGTTGGTGATGGCTGTGACATCGCTGTCATCGAGCAACAAAGCGCGTATGGCTAGACCTACTTTCATTTCATGAAGCGTTCGTATTCCTTACGCAGCAAGCGCGTCTGGAGTTGCACCATTCTTTGCTGTGTTGCCTTCTGGCTGCGCTCGAATACACCTGTATTTTGTGTGCGCTTCTTTATGCCAAAGCTGTCACCACCTTCGACAATGTGCGCGAACCAGCCATCCGCATACTTGCGTGTTTTGCGCTTGCCAATGGTGTTGGTCTTTGGTCCAGCAAGTACCTTGATCCTGTCTTTCTGTGGTTGAAACACTCCAATACTGCGACGCAGCTGGCCACGCTTGACAAGTATATCTGTGCCGCTTTTGCGTTGCACAAAAATATCACGGTCGAAGTCTTTGATGTTGGCTTTCAAGCTGGCGTTGTAAACCTCACCCACGCGCTCGTTGATGGTGACAAGGTTCGCAAAATCCTTCTCGCTCCACCGTGCAAGTTTCTCCAACTTCTTGAGGGCCTGATCTAGGCCTTTGACTGTTACTGTCTGCATCACTCTGAAACTACACGTTCAGTAACAAGGTGAAGCTCATTCTTGCGGCCTACCTCTTGGATGGCCAGAATGTTATAGTACTCCGCGCCATACTTCACGCGGTCGCTTGCTGCGACGGTGCGTGTGGTGGAGCTACTACGAATGCGCCAGGTGACGCGGTTGATGCTGGTTTCCTGTTCCATCTGCACGTTGCTGCTGGCGCTCTTATTGTCCAAGGCAGCCCACACAGTAGTCAAGTCCGACCACGCGCCTGTAGGCTCGCCAAAGTCGTTGACAGCTGTGCCACGCTGTTGTAGCGTGATGCGACGATCCAAGAAACCGACATTCATTGCCGCATGTCAATTATGCGCTCGCTGCTCAAAAGGCTGCGCACGCTCATGGGCATCTCTGTTGCAATCGTGCCTGTGACAACGGCACGCCTGTTCTCGTACCAATGTGTCACAAGCAACTTGGTGGCCACCTGCACACTTGCGCTAGGTACCGCACCACAAAAGCACAACACCGTTACTGGCGTTGCATTGTAGTCCTCAAGGTCTGGCGTATCGTGGAAGCTGATGCGCGTGGTGTTGTCCGTGAGGGATTCGAAATAGTACTTGTCAGTTGCAAGGGTTTGCGTTGCTCCGCTTGTGTCCTTGTAAGAAACTGACTGTACCTGTGTCACTGGTCCAAAGGCAAGGGACGCATTGCGCCACCTTTCCAAATGAAAAACGGTTGCTCCACTAGCTGCAAAGTGACGGTTGCAGTAGTC